ATATTAAATGATCCAGAAAAATATTTTACTGATGATATCATGAAAGCATTAAATGAGGCCGCAAAAAAAGAATTTTTATATGGTGGCTTTGATGAGGTAAGTGAGGTTGAAGATGCTGTATAAGGAATGTACAAATCCGAATGATTCTGAAGATAAATCATTGTGTATAGTGGTAATGGATGACTCACCATTTGATGGTGCAGTAGTTCGATATACAGCTTTTAAGTTAATTGAACAGGAATTAGACGGTAATGATATTGCCTGTCAATATGAATATGAATTTGAAATTCCACCACATGATTTAGGCCATGAAATTTCTGATGAAGAGGGTCAGGCGTTTGAGGTAAGATTGGGCGAATGGGTAATAGAAATTATACAACGACAAATGGAAAAACATGCAGCAAAGGATAGAGACCTTAATACTTAAAAATTTAATACATAATGATGAATATGCTAGAAAAGTTTTGCCGTTTCTTAATAAATCATATTTTGAGGAACATAGGGATAAGTTATTATACGAACATATTGATGAGTTTATCAACAAATATAATAATCTACCCACCAAAGAAGCATTAGTTATAGAGCTAGAAAATTCAACATTAAACGATTCGGAATTTGATTCTGTAACTGAACTACTAACGGATGTTGAAAAACAAAATACGGATGATATACCGGATATTCAATGGTTGCTGGAAACAACAGAAAGATTCTGTCAAGACAAGGCAATCTATAACGCAGTTGTTAAATCAATTAAAATATTAGATGAACCTGAAAAAACCCAAGATGACAAAGGTGCTATTCCTGAGCTCCTTACCAATGCTCTTTCTGTTAGCTTTGACCCTCATATCGGGCACGATTATTTTCTGGACTCTGATGATCGTTACCTTTTTTATCATAGGGTTGAAAAGAAAATTCCTTTTGATCTTGAATTCTTTAATAAGATCACTCAAGGGGGGTTATCCACAAAAACTTTAAATATTGCATTAGCCGGAACAGGAGTAGGTAAATCTCTGTTTATGTGCCATCAAGCGTCAAGTTGTTTATCTCAGGGACATGATGTATTATACATTACATTAGAGATGTCCGAAGAGAGAATAGCTGAACGAATTGATGCAAATTTGTTGAACATTGCGTTAAATGATTTAGTAAGTTTGCCGAAGTCAATGTATGAAAAAAAGATAGAAGAATTAAAACAGAAAATCAAGGGCAGATTGATTATTAAAGAATATCCTACTGCTGCCGCAGGTACAAATCACTTTAGAACATTATTAAATGAATTAAACCTTAAAAGAAATTTTACTCCAGATATTATCTATGTTGATTATCTTAATATTTGTTCATCCTCACGTATAAAAACGGGTCAATACGTAAATTCTTATAGTTATATAAAAGCTATTGCAGAAGAACTTAGGGGATTAGCAGTCGAATATGATGTTCCTATTATGTCGGCTACACAAACAAATAGAGCAGGATTTCAAAATACAGATGTTGGTCTTGAAGATACTAGTGAAAGTTTTGGACTTCCAGCAACAGCAGATTTTATGTTTGCACTTATTACTAATGAAAACTTAGAAGAAGCAGGACAATTATTGATCAAACAGCTAAAAAATCGTTATAGTGATTTAACCACTAATAAGAAATTTTTAGTCGGGATAGATCGTGCGAAGATGAAACTTATTGATCTTGGAGAGGAATCTCAAGCCGATTTAGTAGATACGGGTAAAGAAGAAAAGAATGATACTCCCTCATTTGATGTAGCTACTGGTGGAAGAATGAAAAGTAAGAAAGATTTCGGGGAGTTTAAGTTTGAGTGATAAAATTGTAAATCTTGAAGATTATAAAAAGGAAAAATATAAAGAATCCTCCGCCATTAAGGCATTCACGCCTGATGCATATTACATTTGTCCTGACATGGGAGCAATGATCCATGTCTTATTTTTAACGGATAAGAGTATTCATTACGATAATGAGCCCATTTACGTGATGGAAGACCAATTTGGTAATTTTTTCTCCGAACCAATGGAAGAAGAAACATGCATAGGTTGGCATGAGACTACAAAAGAAGCATTTATGTTTGCTGTAGAACGTGGTTTTCCTCCCGATGCTCCCGCATAAAGACTGTTGTTCTTATAAATATATCAGTAAATTCTATTTAAATTTTAGGGGAATTAATGAAATCTTTTGCTGATTTTGAAGAATATAAAACATTTAAAGAAGATTTGGTATTAGAATATAGTATTCATGAACCCAAATATGGTGCAGGTGAGCAGGTTGTTGTTAAAACAGATAAAATTAAAACACTTTCGACATTATTGGGAATAAAAATAGATGGTTCAACTATATTCACAAAAACAGGAGCAAATCCTGCTGCTAAAGAAGTTAAAGTAGGTAAAGGATCAGGAGAAGAAGTATATCTTGATAGTGGAGGTAAATCTTTTGTTTTACGAGGAGCAGCCTCAACCATTAAAGATTATTTCAATGGTTATAAAGATACTGCAGGAATAATATGGAAAGCTGATTCAATAGAAACTGCTCAATGTTTAGGACTTTACATTGATGCAGAAGGAGCATTAGATAAAATAGGTAAAGCTGGTGGTACTCCTTCTCCGAGTATTTTGAGTTCAATTAAATCACAAATAAATGGTGCACTTGGTAATGGTCAAGATTGGGATAGCGGTGGAATAGGTAAAATATCAAGTAAACTTAATGATATTAGTTTAGGTGATATGATGCAACTTCTTGGATTAGCTGCGGGAATGCAACAATATTGGAATAGTATTGGAGCATCTAGAGTAAAAAAAGCAAATATGATTCACGGGAGTATTAATACTTATTATGATGCAGAAGAGGGTAATCCAAATGTAGAAACACGAGGAGCAAAAGAAAATACTGCCGATATGATTATATCTAATGTACCCGCACAAGCATTAATTAGTGCAATGAAAACGGCAAAAGTCGAATATGACAATTCTTCAACGTGTCTTATTAAAGATTCGAATATTAAATTTCTTCAAGTTTCATTAAAGAAAGCAAAAGGTCAAGCACAACTTGGTAAGATTACAGCATTATTACAGAAGAAATACAACTTACCAAAATATGAAGTGATGTTACAGACCTTACTCGATGAAGAGTATTTGGATGAAGGTTTAAGAGATTTTCTCGCAGGTGCATGGAAAAAGGTAACAGGATTTATTGGTAAAGTAAAAAAATGGGTGTCGGGATTAGTTAATAAATTTAAGAAAAGCTTTGATAGAAGAATAAAGAGTGATCTATCTCAACTACAAAAAACATTTGATAGAATGCCCGGTCCCAAAGTTAATCTAAAAGAAGCATTTGTATTTGATGAACATGGATTTATTTGTGAGGGATTAAATGTTGAATTACAGAAATTAGATATTCCTAAATTGGATGTTGTTAGAAGGGGAATAGAAAAGAGACTACAAACCTTTGCAAAATCGTCAAAATCTCCAGAGTTTACATATAGAAAGACAGGAAGTTTAAAAGGTGGTGATATTGATGATGGAGATAGATATAAATTATTTTCAAATTATACAGGTGTTTATGTTTTTGAGGAGGTGATTTCTGCCAATATGGGAGATATGTCTAAATTAAAAGATGAAATGGTTTCAATGCAAAAAGAAATGTTATTCGGTAAAACAACATTACCTGTATGGAAAGTCTATGGAATTGGTGGTGGAGGAAATCCATGGGAAAATTTACAAGGGGCAAAAGAATTTGAAGCAGGAAAATTATCTTCATTTGCGGGGTTAATTGGTGCAGTATGTGGTTTTCATGCTAATTCAAATGGTAATTATTATGCACTTGAGAGTTCTTTTTTGTATAGTGTAGATCCGGAAGGATCACCAACATATACTTTAAATCGTATGGGAACAAATCAAGGTGCTTCTACTTTTTCTTTTGTGTTTGAAGGATCTAGTACTATTGATAATCAAAAATTTATATCAAAATACGGTCAGGCGAGTAAATAATGGCTTTTACATTTGGATCATTTTTAACAGAACAAAAGAACCTTCACATGGAACACCTTGAAGATGAGGTGTTAAACGGTGGGGTTGCTGGAACACGAGGAGCTATAAATTTTCTTCAGGGTTTAAGAGATATGCTTGCGGGCAATGCCTCATCCTCTGTTGATATTACAGTAAAATGGGATGGGG